CTGCTTTCTCCGTCTTTTAGAGAAATGATCTCACCAGAGCCATCGCTACAATTGTCCATAACGCCACGTAGAGCGCTCCTGGCCTTCTTGGAGTAGTAATTGTGCATGTACATTCGTTTGTATATAGCCCACGCCTCACAGTCGCCCTCTGGAGGGTATTCACCGAATGATGTGTCTATAAGAGCATTTAGTGCTCCTACGTTACTTTCTAGCCAACATTCAATAGATTGAAGTGAGTTTAATGAATCGTCGTTATCAAACTCACACTCCATTATTTCTGCAGCTGCTTTTTGTAAAGGTGTTTCGGCCATTTAAATATCTCCAAGTATTCTAAGTGCTTCTTCGTTTTTTGGATCTTTTGGGTCAAGGATGATGGACTGTTTTGAAGTTGGCATTACATTCCTCATATTATTTTTATTTGTATCTAGGAAATGTTTTTTTAAAGCTGACTTCATTCTTTGATGAGGAAGGAATGGGTTTAGTCCAACCTTATAAGCCATATCTCTCATGTCTGCATAAGTCATAGAGTTAAGTTTTTCCTCAAATACGTCAGGTTCATTAGTTCCAAATGGACTAATCTCATCGATACCTAAAACAACCTCCAACTTAGCCATTTTCTCTCTGAATTCAGGCGTGTTAACTTGGCCGCTAGCTTTCATTTCCTCAATTTGATCAATCAACGAAACCTTCTTTTGGGGTTTTTCTTCTTCTACTTTCTCAAAAGCTTCTTCTCGGGCTTCATCTAGTTTTTTTGCGGTGACCTCTTCGGTTTTGCTAACGCCGTAAGAAACGTCCGTGTTTTTCTTTTTTGATGTTTTTTTCTTTGCCATATTCTATTATAAGTTAGTTATACGATATTTACACAAAAAAAGGCCACTCAGTTAAGAGCGGCCTTTAAAAATTAGTTTTTTATTGATTGTATTAACTAAGATCTTTACAGACCTTTACAGATAACACCTGCAAGAGCGCGGTTATCGAGAACCATGCGGCCCTCTTCGATACCACCGTACCAACCGATCTTATTCTGACGAATACTGTACTGGTCATCAGCGGTAAGCTGGAACTCAGAACCGTTTTCTTCGTCAACTGCGATAGCTTTAACGAGCGCGTCGCGTCCACGATCAAGTCCAAGAAGGATTTCGTCACCTGTTCCAAATACAGCACCACTGGTACCATCTGCTTTGGTGTAAGATTTTGCACCAGCGACGGCGTCAAAGATTGTGTTGAACTTTTGTCCAATACCAAGCTCGTTGACTTCCATAATGGAAATACCGTAGAAGTCAGGAAGACCACCACCAGATTGGTAAACAGACTCTCTGAGTGCCTCTGGAGCAGCAATATCAGCACCGTTTGAGTCGTTAGACTTGGTGTTTACTGCGTTGTAAGACATGGCGCGAAGAGATTTAACTGCTTCTGGAGAAACCATGATGTCGGTAATTCCACGACGACCACCTTCAGGAGTTCCTTTGGCCCATGAAGTATTGATACGCTTGGCGCGAGTCAAAAGCTCATTGAAGTCGTCAAGAAGGAAAGAGCCGTCAACAGCAGCGCGGAAAACGTGATCCTTGCCGTTGGTTTCAGCACCTGCAACAGCACCCATGATAAGGTTAGCTGAAGTCTTCTCTTGCTTGAGAAGAATTTCTTGAGCCATGCGAGTGAATGTCTTGCTGATTACGTCCATGCGGCTCTTAGCTGCATAACGACGGTCAAAGCTAACAGCGGTATCAAGGCTATAAGTAGCTACTTTAAGCTCGGATACCGTAGGAACAACTTGGTTCTGTGGAAGACCACCAGCAACAGTGTTGCTGTAGATCTGCACGTAGTCCTCGTCAGTTACGTCATAGTAAAGATCAAGAGGAATAGATGGGTTGTCTTCGGAGTTGAACTGTAGCGAAGTAAACAGGTTACTAAGTACAGGAGCATTGTTGATTACTTCAGCGATAACTGGACCGATGAATTCAGCAAGTGCGACTTGAGCTTCATAAGCAACCGAACGGTTCTTAGAGGCCATAGCTTTAATAAGCTCGATTTGTTCTGGAGTTCTTTTAAGAGAAATTTTCATATTTATATATTTTCTAGTTGTTTGTTAAGATTACAGACCAAGTGCGATAACTGCATAATCACCAGCGAAAGCGTCAGTGATAGTTCCGCTTGAGCGGCTTCCAGTTCCGATTACAGTGCCAACTTTTTCAGCTGCTGTAGAGCCGCAAGGAGCAAGCTTTCCAGAAGCTCCAAGTGCTACACCGCCACCGACTGCAAGTGCTCCGTCATAACCAAGAGCAGTCAAGGTAAAGACTCCGCGAGTAGCTACAGGAACAGCTTGTCCAGGTAGTACACAGAAAAGCTCTTCAGCTTTGATTGGGTTGTAAAGAAGCTTCTCTCCGTTTTCGTCAGTCTTAGCTGTTTGGCGAAGAGTAAGTCCAAGCATAGCGTCTCCGCTTGTTGCTGGAGCACACTCAAGCTGAACGCTTGGGTACTGAGCTTTAACGAAAGGATAATCGGTCTTACCAAGGTAAGCGTTATCTGAGTAAGCTACGGGGTCTTTATCGAAGTTTCCAGCGGAAACTTTAACAAAAACACCTGCATCGCCGTTGCCTGAGTCTGTAGTAGCCTCGTTAGCATAAGCACCGTCTAGTGCGAAAAGATTGATAACATCATTTTCGTCGTATTGTCTGAATGGTAGAATTCTGAGTGACATAATTATTATTTTAGTTTAGATTGTTTAAGAGATTTCAATGTTGCTGCGATCAAATGCAGCTGAAAAGCGGTCTTTAAGAGACTGCTCTTCGCGGGAAAGTGTTTCGTTGGAGTTTGCAATGCAAGCTTCTGTAGCTTCAGCAGAATCAAGAATTTCTTCTTCTGTTTTGCTAGCAACAACTTCTTCAACTTCGCTGTCAGTAGAAAGTCTTTTTTGGACTTCTTCCATAATGCGAGCTTCGATTTGCTTTTCAAATTCAGCTTTAGCTTCTTTGCTCTTGTGCTTCCAGAGTACTGTGAGTTTATCTTCGAAAGAAGCAAACGCTTCTTCAGCTTCGTCGATAGACTTCAGCTCCTTAGCCAAAAACTCCTTATCTTCGTCTTCAAGATCAAACTTTTGATCAAGAACGTCCATACGCTCGTTAAAACGTGCAATTGCCTCCTCTGCTTTTTGGGCAGATTCGTAGTCAGCAATTTTCATCTGGGCTTCATCGAACTTAGATTTCAATTCTTCGACTGAAGACTTGAGTTCTGCTTGTTCTTTGGCTACAGCCTCTTTTTCTTCTTGAGCCTTGGCAAGTTCTGCACGAAATTTCTCGTCTTTTTCTTTGATAGCATCTGTAAAGGTGCTGGTCATAGAGGCGATTGCTTCATGCGAGAACTTCTTTTCGGTAAGAAGATCCTTCAGTTCGTCGATAACTTTTTCAGTTTCCATAGAATTTTTAATCTTTTTAAGGTTTACATTAGTTTTTTCACTTTGTGAAATATTTTTATCTCTTTTGTCGTTTATTGTTACAGGGTTTTCTCCCTGTTTTTTCATATGAACTCCCTTTACATCGGCAGCTGGGTTGGATGTATATCCAATTCCAAGAGGGTAAATCTTCCCTTTGATAAGCCTATTTACTGGCCTTCCATCTTCGGTATATCCAGAGCCCCCATATGATTTTAAACAGCCTAGCATTTCCTGCATTTCGTCTCCACCATCAATGATGGTTGACTCTTCCAGATATTCACTGCCAACGGCTAAAACAAATTCTGAAAATCCAACTTCCCAGCTTGTTGATATTGATTGATTATAAGGTCCTGGAGAACAAGACCTTTCAAGAGCTTCTGCAAAGGTAGAATTAGCCGACTTATAAACCAAAGCTCCCAACGCAATGTTAAATGGTTTTTTATAATTTTTAACGTCAGATTCTGAAAGTATTGAACTTGTCCCGTAATCACTCCAACCTGCATTAACAATGTGACCTACAATTCTGTCTTTATCGTGTTCGATATTTGTAGGTTTATGTAAGAAGTTTTTTGTGTAAGCTACTGCTGTTTCTGAATCGATTCCGTCTCCGTTTTTATTAAACCTATTAACAACTGCAGCATTAAAAGCCACCCCCATTAAGTCTATGTTGTCTTCAAAATCTATTCCTTCAGGAATTAGAGATTCAAGATTACTTAATGAAGCTTTTGATATAAATGAAGACTCACTTATTTCACACGGTAAAACGTCCGCCTCAAATGTCGTTGTGTATTTGTAATCTGGAACTCCAGCCTTATTTTTCTTCTTACTTAATCTCATTACTATGATATAAAATTGCTGCTGAGTAATTATCTAGCTCATGTTCTGCCGCTATTTCTAAAATTTCTGGCAATACGTCTAGATCTTGTATTTCTTCTAGGTTAGATACACAAGAAACAGCTTTTTGTGTCCAATTTTCCATATTGGTAGAGCAAACTATACCTTCACATAAACTATCAAGAATTCCTTCTTTGCTTTTTGTAAATCTTTTTATGTTTAGCTTATCTTTCATTTCTTGTTTTATGGAAGCTCTGATAGTCTCTAGATTAGATATAGTTTCTTGGATATTTGTTCTGGAATATTTAGCTTCTGAGTTTTCTTGAGGTATTCCAGATGTACCCTCTGGTCTTCCTGGTTGCCCTTTCGGTCCTGTTTGATTACTTGGATTATCATCTTCTTCCATTTCCTCTTTGAACATTGGAACTCCTCCGACAATAGGGTTGTAATAACCTTCTTCCCTTTCCTCTATAAACTTTTTCTGTGAAGGTGAGATTTCTTCTACTTTTGGAAACTTGCCAGTATGGAACATTTCCATTCCTTGTTGAGGTGTAATAATACCTAATTCCATAAGTCTTGTAGACACACGCATAAGTTGAGTCTCGTCTCTCATATCAATATCTTTAAATATCGCTGTTGGATAAGATCTAAATCCTAGACTTTTAGCTACTCTTTTCATTTCTTTGTCTAAAAAGTCTGACAAGAATGCGTTTCTAGCTTCTTTTAGTCTATCAATGAATATTTGAGCTTTAACTTGAGTCGCTCCATATTTTTCCTCTCCAACAACTACGTTTTGAAGTCCTTGTTTGATGTCCTCGTTTAAAACTTTGTATTTTTCTGAGCCTAAAACTTTATTTAGATCTGGAAGAATGAAGTCGGCCTTGGTTGTGTAGTCAGAAACCAGAACCCTACCAACACTTTCATTCTTAAATAAACCTTGCATTGCGTTTATATTGTGAGGGCTTATCCCTCCTTTATCAGGCTCTGCCCCCATAGTAATAAGTAAGATAACATTCTCTACGGTTCTTGTTATGGCTTGATCCATTTTTTTCAGTTCAAGCTTGGCGTTGATATCTTCTAAAACTGGATAGCCGAAAGGTATAGCAAAAGGCTCATAATCCTGCTTCTTATAAAAAGAATGGGATACTTTATCTGGGTCTAGTTTTATCTTCAAACCATCAACATTATAAGCTCCTTTTTTTATCTGTTCTTTTACGTCAGCTGGAAGAGCGTTAAATATTTCTTTATCTTCTTCTGTTGTAGGGTTTTGCAACCTAGACATTTCGTATTCTGAAAGTATTTTTTGATAAGCACCCTCGTTAAAAGAAGAGGCTCTTGAGGCTACAATATCGTATGGATTCATCACAACATACCTAACTGGTATTTTGTTTTCCACTACAGCTCTAGGGCTTATTGATTTTATCAAATCAGAGAAATCGTTAGCCTTAAACTTTCCATCTATTCTATAAAGAAAGATGTTACCACTGCGATAGTATTCCCTGAAGTATTGATCCTTAAGGTTCTGTAGGTTTATCTTTTTAAACCATTCTGTGAAAAAAGTTCTGCTTTTCTTCGTTCCTCCTTCTAAAAAAAGTTCAGTATTTGCAAACTCCGACATTATATCTACAGCATTTCTAAAAACCGAGATATTTGCATAAGCTTTTTGGCATAATTCAATAGCATCTCTGACATTAACTCCGTCAGCAGAATATTCGTAAGGAAGAAGACCTCTTCTTATACTAGAATACCTATCTATTGTTTGGCTGAATGCCGCCCTGTTAACTCTTGATGCTCCTTTTGCTGATGTAGTTCTAGTTCCGCAA